TACTTGAACAGATTGCGAAAGAGCAAAAAGAGCATATTGAAGAGGAGAAAGTAAAAGAGCGAAAAAAAACAAAAAATGAAATTTCTTTACAAGAAGCCGAAGATACTTTAGCAGTTAACAAAAAAATACTTGGGCTTATTGACCCTAAAGGTAGGCTATCTTTACTTGTCGAAATCAAAAAATTAGGGATTGAAGTAGGAAAACTAAAACTAGAACGTTTAGATTTAGAAGATCCTAATTACACAAAAGCAAATGATGCTTTAGAGCGTATCTATAAAGAAAAGTTTAATTTTGTTGTTGGTGGGGAAGAAAAAGAAGCGCTAAAAAAAATGGCATCAGAACACAATATTAGTTTCCAACGCATTTGGGAAGAGATTGATGACGGTATTACGGAGCAAAATAAAAAAAAGTTGCCCGCCTCGGAAGATGGGCAGAGCAAGTAGCCAAGAACGGCGAAATACCCCCTTCCGTAGAAGGGCTTGATGCAAAGACACTCGCCCTTTACAAAGAGAGAGACGTCGCAATTTTGGAAGATGAGTATGAGCAGTTTCTTGGATCTTTATTTCTGCGTGCAATTGATGCAGGAGAATACGGATATAAAATAAATTTTGAGATCGTAAAGCTTACATGTAAAAGAGTAAAACTCGATGAATTAGAGGCGTACGACATCTTAAATTATATGTGTGCAAAAGCAAATAAGGGAAAATAATGGGTGTAGAATCTAAACTCAGCATAATCATAAACTCTTCGCTTACAGGCAAAGGCTTTGACGATGCTACATCCGCCACAAGTAGATTAAAAAAAGCTACAAACTCACTCTCTATCAATTCGGGAATTAAAACTCTTGAAAAAGAGGTTGGTAGTCTTATTTACCCTTTTAATGCTTTGCAAGTTGCCATTGTTGCGGCTGTCGGCAGTGCTTCCAAAATAATATCTGTAGCCGATAGCTACAAATTGATAGAAGGTCGTCTCTCCTTAGTAACGGAAAATACTAAAGAGCTTGTTTCTGCGCAGCAAAGTCTTTTTTCGGTTTCTCAAGATACGCGGCAAACCTATACGGATACCGCCGATCTATACACAAGAATTGCAAAATCCACCCAAAATTTAAATAAAACTCAAAAAGAAAATCTTACCGTAATCGAAGGTATCAACAAAGCTCTTATTATTTCAGGGTCAAGTAGAGAGAGTTCCAATGCCGCCCTTGTCCAACTTGGGCAGGGGTTTGCTAGTGGAACGCTCAGAGGGGAAGAGCTTAACAGTGTAATAGAGCAGACCCCACGAGTTTCACAGGCAGTTGCTGATGGGATGGGCGTTACTATAGGAGAATTAAGAAACCTTGGAGAACAAGGAAAGCTTACTGCTGAGGCTGTTTTTGATGCCTTATTGAGTCAGCAAAAAGTATTAAATGAAGAGTTTTCAAAAATGCCTTTAACGGTAGGACAATCTGTAACGCTCACATCAAATTCATTCCAACTTCTTATTGGAAAAATGGATGAGGCAACAGGAGCAACAGCTGCCCTTTCTGCTGAAATAAAATCTTTTTCACAATTCCTTGATCAAAACTCGACTGAACTTATTGCAACATGGCAATTTGTCTATGCAACAGGATCACGCACAATTGATGTATTTAACTTAGTATATGAAACCATTGAAAATATAACGCAAAGAGTTGTCGGGTATGTAAACCTTACTGTGTATGGATCTTTAGAAGTTATTTTAACAATGCTAACAAAAGTTACAGAAGGGCTTAATACAATAGGTTTGGCAAGTGATAAAGGGTTGAAAGAAGCTTATGCCGACTTAGAAAGTGTTCATCAACTTGTTATTAGCTCAAACAATATGATAGCCGAATCTTACACGGATCTTGACGCTGCTATTGAAAAATTAAGTCCAACAATTGAGGATAGGATTAAAGAGTATAACCGACTTAAACAAGCCGCGATAGAAGCAAAAAGCAGCGAAAGCGATATTTTAAAAAAAGACCTTCCCGATCGTTTTACAAGATCAACGGCTTTAGATGATAAATATTGGGAAAACCTTTATGACCAACAAAAATCGAGCTATGACAAAAGTGTTCAAGACGCTAAAAAAGCAATACAGGATAAGAAGAAACTTGAAGATGACTACTACGACTACATCGCTGATCTTGCCAAGAGCTCAACAGAAGATAAAGTCGATCAAGAAATTTTAGCGGAAGCCTACAAGTACCAAAAGTTCCTTGATGAGCATAAGCTTAACCTAGAGCAAAAAACAGCGCTTGAGAAAGCGTTTACGGGGACAATAGAACGCATCCAGTTAGATGGACAAAAAGAGAGCCTTAAAAAACAACAAGACGCACTTTTGGAATACTACAAATCTGTAGGCAACACAACCGCGGCTGCGGAGATAGAACTTGCCAAATACAAAGAGTCTATAAACGATTTGAGCTTGGGAGACATGCAAAAAAAAGAGATGATCGCGACGATGGAAAAAGACCTAGAGCGCGAAAAACTTCTCAAGCAGCTTGACTTTAACGAAGAGTATTACAAAGCTGTTGGCGATATGGCAAACGCCAACGCCATCGCTCAAGAAAAGTACGCGCTACAGCTTGAAAAACAAGGCTACTCAAAAGACAAAATAGCCAAAATGGCGTATGGCTCCAACTCGCAAAAAAGCAATTATGACACGATGTATTCTTCTGTGGGGATTGATACAGGCTTAGCAGGGCAAATGCAAGATCGCCTCAAATCGATTGATACTTTCCAAGAGACGGAACGAAAACGCATTGAGGCTTATTATGCACTTTTAGAGCAAAATAACGAAAACCACCAAGCCAAGATGGCAGAGATAGACCAGATGCAGTTTTCATCTCGCCTTGCTACCGCCTCAACGGGCTTTAGCTCTCTCGCCTCTTTGTCAAAGATGTTTTACGATGCGAGTGATGGCCAGAACAAAGTTGCCCTAAGAACCTACCAAGCGTTCAGTGTGGCGCAGGCGATGATCAACACTTACACTGCCGCATCCAAAGCACTCGCAACCGGTGGTCCTTATATGGGTCCTGCGATGGCAGCCATAGCCGTGGCACAAGGTATGGCACAAGTCGCGATGATCAAAGCACAAAAATACCACTCCGGTGGTTTCGTAACGGGCACGACCGACGAAGTACCAGCGATCTTGCAAAGAGAGGAAGGCGTACTGAGTCGTAAGGGTATGAAAAACCTCGATGCGCTCAATCTTGGAACGGCGAGCAGTTCCTCCAGCGGATCGCAACAGATCACGATCGTTAACAGCATAGACCCTGCGATTATGGAGCAGTATGTTACATCACGTTCGGGTCGAAAAGTTATCAAAAATATTATGAACGGGAGCTAGAAAATGGCATTTTACAGCGGTACAGTGACAGGCGCTTACAATCTTCTTAATATTATAAAAACCCAAGCCGTAGCAAACGGTTGGACGCTTTTGCGCGGTACCACGACAGAGCTTATTTTGTATTCTGATGGCATGGGTGGAGAAGATAACATCTACATCGGTTTTCAGCTTTTTACCAATGGTGATGGTGTAAACATGCGTTTAAGTTCGTTTACGGGCTACGCCAACACCGGCACCTTTGCAGAACAGCCCAACTACACCGCCAATGTCTTTCTTTATCTGCATAGTGGCGATGAGCCGTACTGGTTAAACATTACAAAAAAACGTATCTGCGGTGCGGTTAAGATTTATGAGCCCCTCGACGACCTTCAAAAAAACCCTGTGTACCAAATCTTCCATAACGGTTGGTTAGACGCGTATGGAGCACCCCAACATCTCCCTGCACCTTATGCGCTCGTAGGTGGAGGAAACACTAGCACCCTTCGATGGAGCAGTGTCAATACAGACCTACCAGCGCGCCCTATCGTCTTTACGCCTTTCCCAAGATGGGTTAAAGGCATGTCACTCGTGCAAGGCTTTACCAATACAATGCCCTATGCGGCAGACCCAGAGGGTAATCTGTTCGCTATGCCGGTTACGATCTATACAAATTACACCAACGCTACTGATCCGTATAGCGGCACTACAAACGTAACCGAGAGATGTCTCATCGGCGAATACGACGGTCTTATTAAAGTGCTCGCCACGGGGGGCATTAAAAGCGAAGATACAGTCACGATAGACTCGGTAGATTACATTGTAATTCAAAATGGTCTTAAAACCGAATACCAAGAATATTTTGCCATAAGGAAAGCGTGATGACCTATTCGATTATAACCCCTGCGGATAACGCGGACTTCTTTGCGCAGTTTAAAACCTTTGTCGTAAGTGTAGGCTGGACGATAGACGCGCAAAGCGAGAGTGAGCTGTATATCCATAGTGGGGATAAATATTTAGGGTTTAGGCTTGGGAATATAACTTACAATACCTCTTCCAACGCCGTTTTTTTTACGTGTGCCATTAATACCGGATATGACAGCACAAAAGATTGGTTTAACCAACCAGATTCCTCTATTAGTAATTTAAATTCTAGTTACCTTCCAATGTATTCATCAACGACTTATACAAGATATTTACCATGTATCTATTGCCCAAATGGAGATATTACAACTGCCGTATTCGTTGGAGATGCCGATAACCTTGTTATAAAAATAAAAAGAGGAACCTATGTCCACGATGCTTTTGTTATAACATGGCTAAATAAAAAACATACTTTTATCGGCGGCGCAGTTATCGCCTCTTCCTCTTTTATGTTGGGTACGACAAGTGCAACAACAGGATGGAGATTTGAAGCGGCGAGTAGAGATGTGCGAAGTGGCTTTCTTTTTTCGTGTGGGCAGGAACGAGGGAGATCTGCACTCCCTGGCTTGTTATTTTCTGTTGGGCTTTCATTTGCTACTGTTATTAGCGCTACTAATTTTATTTTAACAAATATCATTAGCAACGATTCTACCTCGATAGCTACGGCTTTGATTGTTTTTTCTCCAAAACCTCTTATTGACGAAATCTCTCCTTCTTCTTATACAGGGCTTTCTGCGCTTATATCACCAGAATTTTTTTATTTAAATGACTCTAAATATTGCTACGCTGGGAACATCTCTAAAATTAAAGTTATATCCAAAAAAGGTTTGATTGATCAACAATTATTAACCTATGGAGATAAACAATATTTAATTTTAAGAGTAATGGACGGGGATATTTTTGCAAAAAATACGGCACCAGTAGGCACTTCCAATTTAATTGCTGTGGAGCTATAATGTTAAGTACAATCTCTGCAATCGCTCAATCCGAACAAAAAATGCGCTACCTAACAGGCGTGGCGCAACCCAATACCAACCTTGTTGCCGATGTTACAGGCACATCAACATCCCCTGTTATCCCAGCATCTACCACAACGACAGCAAATCTCCCCAAAACAGAAATGAGCCAACTTTTTGACGGAGATCTCTGGGTTATCCCCTATACCCATTCGTACGATTTTGGCGTTATTACCACACCCGTAACCTATAGTTTTAATATCTATAATAGTGGAGATACAGCCGTTACGCTTAATTCCATCTCTGCTTCCAATGCAGAGGGAACGGTCGTAACAGGTACCGATGTACCTTATACTTTCCCCGCCAATGCTACGCGTTCTTTTACCATAAGCGCGACTGTAGAAGGTGATCTTAACTTGGACGGTTACTACACATTCGTGTTTGATATGCAAACGATCATCTTTGCCATTGCAGGCACACGTGCCATCATCTTATCGATCCTTCCCACACAAAACTATACCGAAAGCGAAAAGTACGAAACCAACATTTTTAGCGCTCAAGACGGTACAGAAAACCGCCAAAAGATCGTCGATACCCCTAAGCGTTTTATAGAGTACGACATCATCCCCGACACAAACCAAAAAGTAGAATTGTTGGAAGAGATTATCGCCTATGCGTTGCGCTTCTATTGTCTTCAACCACTTTGGTTTTCCTATACGCAAATCACTACGGCTCAAAGCGCTTATACCATTAACTGCGACACAACCGCGCGTGATTTTACCGTAGGCGGTTACGCGCTGATCCGCAAAGAGTTTGATGATTATGAATTTGCGGTTATCGACTCTTTTACAAGCAGTTCGATTACCTTTACCAAAAGTGTATCGGTGGACGCAGGCGACATCATCGTCCCTCTTTTACGATGCACCCCTGAAAGTTCAAATTCGTTTACATTTTACAACTCGGATGTCGCTGAATTCAAATTCAAATTTAAGGAGCTCTTATGACCTATAAAGGCTATGAGCTCTTCCCTTATACGCCATTCATCGACGGGCAAAACAACATTATTTCCAACTCGTTTGTCGAGGTGGGTAAGGAAACCAAAAAGCAAACTAAAACCATCCTGACACCAACCAATCGAAGTTTCCAATGGACATTTAGCGCTAAAACACTAACAGGGGCAAAAGCTTTACGCACCTTTTTTGAGAGCAAAAAAGGAAGGCTAACACCCTTTTGGCTGCCTAGTTTTAAACGAGACATTACCCTTATAGCGCAAGCGAATAGTGGGGCAATGGCACTTTACGCCAAAAAAGCGCTGCGTAATTTTGGTATGTATGGGCAAAAGCGCCATATTTACATTCCCTCTTTGAGCTTTGCCGCAAAGATCGAAGCCGTTACGCTCATTGATGCGACCACGCAAAGCGATGAAATTTTGACACTAGACACAGCCCTAACGAGCAATGTTGAGACGCAGATGATCCAGTACCTTTACCTAGTGCGTTTTAACTCTGATGAATTCGTACTCGAAAAAGACGGTGTGCGATTTAAAACAACGTTTAACTTTATCGAACTGCAAGGAGAGACGCCGTGAAAGAACTTTACATTTTTACCATCGGAGATGAGACATTTCGCTACAGCTCTGCCGAGAGTGATGTTGTCTATGGCGGTAACACGTACAGCGCTGAAAGCATCGTGAGAAACGAGATAAGCCGAGAATTTGAAAGCGCAAGTGCGAGCATAACGCTTCCCTATACGCTAGAGCCTGCTCCTCGCTACCGCGTGCTGAACCCTTCGACTACCGTATGGGTTACCATCTTAAAAGACACGGGGGCGGTGCTATTTTATGGACGCGTTGGCGGATGCAGTTTTGATATGCAAAAAGCGACAGCGACTTTAAAACTGGTCTCTTTGCAAGGGATGCTCAAAACAAAGATTCCTTCGCGCGTCTATTCAGCGGGATGCAGTTTTGAACTATTTGATGATGGGTGCGCACTCGTAAAAGAGAGCTTTCGCAAAGCACTTTTACCCACAACGGCAACCGTAAGCGAAGATGGACTGACTGTAACGGCTTCGGCACTTGCAGAGGAAAGCAATGGCTACTTTACAGGCGGATACGTTCAAAGCGGATACGAGGCGAGCTATATCATCGCTCACGCTGGAAATACGATAACGCTTTTGTTCCCATTGCAGAGCTTTAATGGCTCCTTAACCATCTATGCGTACGCAGGATGTGACAAGCTTCTTGCTACATGTAAGAGCAAATTTAACAACGAAAAGAACTTTGGAGGCTTTCCTTATGTTCCTACTACTAACCCAACAACGGAAGGATTTTAAGATGTTTTTACTTGGTCTCACGGTTGTGCTTTTAGCCGCAACCTATATTTTTATGCCTACTGCGAGTACCTCTAGCACGACGGCAAATAGCATGGATGATTTTACCTTCCCAACCAATTCCAATACTACGCCTGTGGCGGAAGTCTTCGGCACGGTAAAAATCGGTGGTAACATCATATGGTACGGCGATCTTTCCACTAGCCCGATTAAAAAGAGCAGCTAATGGGTGGAAAATCTACTAAAACCTATACCGTAGGCTACGCTTATTTCTTGGGGCTCGTGTATGGCTTTTGTTCCAAAATCGATGAATTTGTAAGCTTTTGGAAAGACGGCGAATTGGTATCTACGGTAAATCTTACCAGTGCAGGAAGCTTTAGCGCACGTACAGGCGATAACAGCGACATTAGTGGGAGCAGCTATAGTGACAGTACGATCCGCGTCTACTTTGGAAATCAAACTGAACCTGATAGTTACCTAACAGCACAGACAGGCTCCCAAATCGCCTATAAGAATGTCGCCTATATGGTCTTTAGTGGTTTCATCGGCGACAACGTCAGCGCAGCGCCCAGTTACGGTGCAGTCGTGCGCCGCACCAACTTGATTGACGGGTGGGCAAACCAAAATATAAACGGCGACTGCAACCCTGCTGTTGCGCTCTACTACATCTTAACAAGCTTGGCAGGCTATAGCGAAGATGCTGTAGATGCCACAAACTTTAAAGCCTGTGCGCAAACTCTTTACAATGAGGGTTTTGGGCTAAGTTTTAAGATGAAAAGCGCAAAAGAAGCGAGTGATTGGTGCGAAGAGATCTTAAAAAGCATTGATGGTGTTTTACAAGTAGACTACACTACTGGGAAGATCAAACTTAAGCTCCTGCGAGATGACTACACATTAAGCGCTTGCCCTGCTATAAACGAGAGCAATAGTGCCGATGTCATCTTTGATCGTAAAAGCTGGGAAGATACATACTCCAAAATTACCATCACCTATGTCGATCGAGAAAACAGCTTTACAGAGTCGAGCGTGACAGGCATTAACACGGCGACACGCCTCATCTTGGGCTACGAAAAAGCCGAGAGCTACGACTACCTTGGCATCTCCACGGCGACCAATGCTAACATCGTTTTAAACCGCCTGTTTAAAAAACTCTCTTACCCACTTGCCACACTTAAATGCACCGTATCGGTTGCCGCGTTTTATGGTCTAAACATCGGCGATGTGGTGCAGTTTTCGAACGATGTGTTGGGCATATCGAACATGGCGATCCGCATTACCTCCATCGCTGCGGACAAAGAGGATGATCAGAGTATGGAGATCGAGGGGGTCGAAGATATATTTGCCCTTGGCGACATGGTCGTAACCTCCGAACAGCCAAGCGAATGGACGCCGACAGACTACACCATCGGCGAACTTCTGTACTACACGGTTAAGAACGCAAAGCCTGAGATGAGCTCAGATCGTGCAGTTATTCCTATCGTAGTGTACCCCAGTGGATACGTGCAAACAATGTCTGTTAAAGATGGCACTACGGGTGCAGAAGTTAACGTCGATGGGTGGGGCTATGCAACACTTAAAACAGTGTACCCAATTACAGATGTTTTGGACTTAAGCACAGGCTTTTACATTACGCCGATCGCAAATATTTGGAATGCAAGCGGTACACGTGCAGGATGGCAACGCCTTAAATTTGTAGCATTTGTCGAAGATGAACAGATCTGCTATCAATACCGACAGTTGCAAGAGGATGGAAGCTACTACTGTGACCAGATCATACGAGGGCTTAATAACACGGCTATCGTTGCGCATCCAGTGGGAGCTAAGGTATGGTTTGCTAGTAGCGATGCAAACGACATCGAAAACTTACCAATCATCTCTCCAACACCGACCATCACCTTCACACCAAAAAATTTTAAAAATACTGGTGTGACTAAAAGTCTCTCTTTTGCTTACGATTACAGTATTGAAACGCCTTACCCACCATCAAACCTCCAAGCAACACGTAGCGATACCACGGTAACCCTTACATGGCGAGCCTGCGTGCGACTTGCTGGGGCAAATTACCGTAATGCAGACAATATCGTAGGTGGAGAAGATGAGGGAAAAACAGAGGGGGAATGGCTTATAACATGGAGCGGTGGAAGTGCAACGGTAAGTACGCCTAGCTTTAGCAGAACAGATGCGAGTGTGCAAACCTATACGGTTAAAAGCATTTTAAACGGGTACTCCTCCACGAGTACATCAATTACAATTTAAAGGATAAATATGAGCCTTTTAGCAAATGGAATCGAGCTTATAGAGTTAGGTGCGACAGCGTGGAGAGATATATGTAATGCAAATTTTTCTAAGTTTTTTACAAAAACGGAAGTAAACGCATTAATCACAACTGTTAATACTACAATCGATGCGCTTAAAGATGTACCTCAAAGACTTTTTACAAGTCCTCACACTTTAGAGCTAGTAGACAGAGGAGTAGGTGTCGATACAACGGCAAACGTAACGATCCCACTAGCCAGTACCGTTGCATTTCCTAACGGTAGTGTGATTTCCGTAACAAACATGAGTGTAGCCCCTATTAGTATTTTGACAACAAGTGGTGTAACGCTACGCATAGCAGGCACCGCAGACACAGGAGATTGCACGCTTGCACTATACGGCATGGCGACTATGCGAAAAGTAGCTACAAACACTTGGCATATCTCAGGTGCTGGCGTAGCACTAGCGGAGGTATAACATGGCTGGAATGCACAACATGTTCTTAGGACTGCAAGTAGGAACAGGCGGAGGCGGAGGGGTGATTAGCACGGTTGATCTTGTCGACCCTTTTGGGGATGGAAGTGGTATAGCCCTTTATAAATTTAATGGAGACGCAACCGATGCCAGTGGAAATTATAATGGTACGGCTACTGGTGTAACGTACGAGACTGGTGTTTTTGGGCAAGCAGGTGTGTTTAATGCTTCGAGTATTAATAATCGTGTTAATTTAAGTTCAAAACCAATA